GTCTTATGCTAAGCCCCACGCCCTTTAGACAGATTTTTTATACTTCTGGCCTTGGAACGTTTTGAATGATAAACCATTTTACGACCCTTGTTACGAGAAACACAACCTTTTAAAAATCGCCCGGTAATAAAGTCTCTCTCAAATCGCTCAGGCGGTATATATAATTCACTCATTTCTTCTCTGGTTATTGGTTAAATACTAATCTCTTTAAATTCGTATGGAGTAATCTTTCCTTTTTCTTTCACAGAAGAAAAGAATGAATCTGCTGGGCAAACACATTCGGGCATTTCACTCATACTACAATCGTCGGGAACGGTTGCCAAGATGCATAAACCATCTGCTGGCAGATGCTCACAACTGACTTTATCATCCCAACCAATGTACTTTTGTGCTTCCTTTGCGATATCTTCACATCTATACCTATAATTTATGTAGGCATCATCCGCAGCTTTCAGTAACTTAGATATATTCATTTTTATTCGGTTATTAATCGGTTTTTACTATTTTCCCATTATCCAATATCAAATATAACCCGCATTTATAGCTGACTGTATCCGCCCATTGGTGAGCATATTTCAAATACTGATGTAGCTTATACCTTCCGGGATTATTCATCATTTTATTTCTTATTCTTTTTTTCATCGTTTATTATTATTCTATACTATAGTGGGTAATAAAGGATTCGAACCTTTATCCTACAATTACATAATCGCCCATCTTACCATTAGACCAATTACCCAAATTCGCCGTTTCCGTCTTCGCAGATTAAGGCGGCTTACCTAAACTGTGCTCTTCTATCTTTAAAACTTATTTTTTCCAAAAACTATCTCCGCTGATCGACCTTGCTGTATCATCCTGAGTGAGCCGGATATACCGAAAAAAGTTTTGCTCACTACGATGACCAGTAAGTTTCATAATCTCCAATGTTTTCATTCTCCCTGTCATATATAAATTTGTAGCTGCACTCCTTCTTGCCGTATGGCTGCTTATCAATTCCCACTTTTCCTTTGTCACAGTCTTTAAAACTCCCCCTACAGTATAAGAATACGTAATCTTATCCGTTAACCCTATCTCCTTCATTATTACCTTTAAATATTTATTAAAATACTGTATACAAAGTCCACTAGGAATATCCCCATCATATTTAGCTATAATCTCACGAACATAATCATGCATTGGAACCCTGACCGTTACATTAGTTTTCTTTGTGCGCTTTATAATAAAGCCATCCTGAAAATTATCCTTTGTCAGAGTTGAATAATCAGAATAACGAAGAGCTGTAAGACATCCCACTACAAACAAATCTCTGATACGTTCACGCGCCCTACGTTTATCCTGATGGATAAATTTATAATAGTATATACGAGCAATCTCATTCATACTTAAAAAACAGCATGTGATTCCTCTTCATGCATATTTATTTCATCGTATGTGGTATCCACTGCATAATTATATTGTGAGGCTTTACGAACCATAGATTGTATTTTTTGTACATACCCTACAATAGTATTATGTCTTAAGCCCTCATTTTGGAGATAAATGATAAAATCGTCAAGGAACTCTTCTGTGACAGAATTAGTGTATATGTCACAATCATATAATTGAGAAAATCTGTTGATATGACCTATTATCGCATCATAAACAGCTGGATAGTGCTCCGACTTTCGCCGTTTTCTCCTTTCAACAATATCCTGCATAAAGTCCGTAAAGAAAATTCCTTCCAAAGGCTTCGACTGCCGGAAATGATTTATATAATCCCTTCTATGTTTGACAGAAGAGAGTTGGGATATTATCTGTAATGCTTTAGTTATTATGATTTGAAATGTAACATTGAATCATTTCATTAAAGGCCCGCAACTCTAATGGGCGAAAACCATCATTTTGCAATTTCTGATAAAAGGTTGGATAAGGCATACCTG